AACGGGCATTGCGGTCCCTTATGTCGTCACTATTGAAAAGGCTACGCAAACAGTCCTAGCGATCCGGCGTAACTGGAAGCAGGAAGATGAAACAAAGCAGAAGAGACAGCATTTCGTCCATTATCCGTACGTTCCTGGCTTTGGCTTTTATGCTTTTGGTCTCATTCACCTCATCGGCGCTTTTGCTAAGTCTGGGACATCTATTATTCGACAACTCGTCGATGCCGGTACCCTGTCCAACCTGCCCGGAGGATTCAAAACCAAGGGCCTACGAGTTAAAGGCGACGACACCCCCATCTCCCCAGCGGAGTTTAGGGACGTAGACGTACCGAGCGGCACAATCCGCGACAACATCATGACGCTCCCCTATAAGGAGCCGTCGCAAGTCCTGTACACGCTGCTTAACAATATCGTTGAAGAGGGACGTCGTTTTGCCTCGGCTGCTGATCTTAAGGTCAGCGACATGTCGGCTCAGTCCCCAGTAGGTACTACGCTGGCTATCCTTGAGCGCACGCTCAAAGTCATGAGTGCGGTCCAGGCGCGTATTCACTATGCGATGAAGCAGGAGTTCAAGCTCCTCAAAAACATCATCCGTGACTACACCCCGCCCGAGTACAGCTACGAGCCGATCGATGGACCCCCTCAGGTCAAAAAGTCTGACTACGATCAGGTAAACGTCATCCCTGTTTCTGACCCCAACGCGGCAACCATGTCGCAAAAGGTCGTGCAGTACCAAGCCGTGCTTCAGTTGGCTCAACAAGCCCCGCAGTTATATGACCTGCCACTGCTGCATCGTCAGATGCTTGAAGTGCTGGGCATCAAGAACGCTTCCAAGCTAGTACCCATCGAGGATGACCAGAAACCACGCGATCCGGTCTCTGAGAACATGGACGTCATCAACAATAAGCCCGTCAAGGCGTTTATTTACCAAGACCATCAGGCCCACATCACCGTGCATATGGCCGCGATGCAAGATCCTAAGATTATGCAGATCGTGGGTCAAAGCCCGATGGCTAAGCAGATGGTGGCTGCTATGGCTGCTCACATCCAAGAGCACGTCGCCTTTGAGTACCGCAAACAACTCGAAGAGCAGCTTGGTATTCCCTACGTCGCTCCTGACGCAGAACTCGATGAAGCTACCGAGCTTGAAATGTCTCGTCTTGCCGCCGCTGCAGCCCAGAAGCTGCTGGCCAAAGATCAGGCAGAAGTCCAAGCCCAGAAAGCCCAACAGGCGCAACAAGATCCGCTTGTTCAGATGCAACAACAAGAACTTCAGCTCAAGGCCCAAGACTTGGAGCTTAAAGCTAAGAAGATTCAGATTGATGCCGCTGCCAAGGCTGACCAGCTTGAGATTGAAAAAGCCCGTATCGAAGCCCAGAAAGAGATTGCAGGAATGCAAGTTGGCGCCAAATCCGCCAAAGACAGGGCTGAGATGGAGGCTAAGTACGAACTAGAGGGCCTAAAAGTAGGCGCTCAACTCGCTGAAAAGCGTGCAGGTTTACCAACCACCAAGGGGAATAAGTGAACGACGACCTACTTAAATATCTTTCAAGCAAGATACAAGAGGAAATGAAGGTAATCGAAAGAGATATGGCAATGGGTTCAGCCAAAACGTACGAGGACTACCGCTTTGCGGCAGGAGTCTACCGAGGCTTGCTAGTAGCCAACAACTTTATTATCGAAATCGCAGAAAGGCTGGAAAAACAAGATGACTGAACTTCTAATCGGCACAAACCCCGATAACCCAGAAGACTCAACAGTATTACCCGAAACCCCCGAACAGAAAGCGAAGCAGCTACCGGATCCTGCTGGCTATCGCATTTTGTGCGCAATCCCCGAGATCGAGAATAAATACGACAGCGGGATTTTAAAATCTGACCTGACAGTGCATCACGAAGAGCTCCTTACTACGGTGCTGTTCGTAATCAAGATGGGTCCGGATTGTTATAAAGACGCTTCCAGATTTCCAAGTGGCCCCTGGTGTAAAGAGGGCGACTTTATCTTGGTTCGTCCGCACGCTGGTACACGGGTAAAGATCCACGGACGTGAGTTCCGCATCATTAACGACGACAGTGTTGAGGGAGTTGTAGAAGACCCCCGAGGCATTAGCCGCGCATAAGGAGGTTCAAAATGGCTGAAATTGAAAAGAAAGACGACTTCGAATACGAAGTTGAGGGTGACGAAAAAGAAGTAAAAGTCACTACTGAGAAGAATGCTAAGGGTAAACCCGAAGTAGATCTGGAGATTGTTGACGATACTCCGGATGAGGATAAAGACCCAGTTACCGGCAAAATGCGTGAGCCGATGCCGAAAGAGCTGGTCCAAGAGCTAGAAGCTGACGAGCTTGAGGATTACTCTGAAAAGGTAAAACTGCGTCTAAAGCAGATGAAAAAGGTCTGGCACGACGAGCGCCGCGAGAAAGAACGCGCTATGCGTGAGCAGCAAGAGGCTATTACTCTTGCTCAGCGGATCGTTGAAGAGAACAAAAAACTCAAGGCCCAACTGGAATCTGGCACCAAATCATTTATTGATACGGCCAAAAATGCAGCCAACCTTGAGCTAGAAATGGCTAAGCGTGCCTATAAAGAGGCACATGAGTCAGGTGATACTGACCTGCTTTTGCAGGCTCAGGAGGCGTTGAATAACGCTAGTTTTAAGTTGCAAAAGATCAACGATTACCGTCCCTCTTTACAACAACCTGAAATCGAGGTACAAAGTGAACCAGAGAGGCAAGTTCAAGTGCCTCGTCCCGACCAGAAGACCGTTGCGTGGCAAGAGCGCAATCAGTGGTTTGGTACAGACGAGGAAATGACAAGTCTTGCACTTGGACTGCATCAGAAGTTAGAGAAACAGTACGGTAAGCAGTACATCGGTACTGACGAATATTGGCAAACCGTGGATAAAACCATGAGGCGCCGTTTCCCGGATTATTTCGGGGAAGAAGAAACGACTAACGGGGGCGGCAAGCCCGTTACGCGCAACGAGACTAAGCCAGCCACGGTAGTAGCTCCGGCTTCTCGAAGCACAAGCTCCAAAAAGATTGTGCTGAAGCAATCGCAATTAAGTATTGCGAAACGTTTGGGATTAACCCCCGAGCAGTACGCCCGGGAATATGCGAAGACACTGGAGAACTAAAATGGCTGAAAATAGACTTGCACGCGAACTGGATACCCGTACGAAAACTGAGCGCCCTAAGGTTTGGCAACCAGCTTCAACGCTGCCCGAGCCGAATAAGGAGCCCGGATATTCATACAGGTGGATTAGGGTTGCAACCCTTGGTCAAGCAGACCCCCGTAACATTTCCGGAAAACTCCGGGAAGGTTGGGAGCCAGTGCGGATCGAAGAGCAGCCTCAATTCAAAATGATGATTGACCCCAATAGTCGTTTTAAAGACAACATTGAGGTCGCAGGTTTGTTGCTCTGTAAGATTCCTACTGACTTTGTGCAGCAACGTAATGCTTATTTTGCGAAGCAAAACAGGGATCAGATTGAATCCGTAGACAACAACTTTATGCGAGAGAACGATCCAAGGATGCCTCTCTTTACGGAGAGAAAATCCACGGCTTCGTTTGGTAAAGGTAAATAACTTTTTAACGAGGTAAACAAATGGCATACCCTTCCGTTTCAGCCCCTTACGGGCTTGTACCGATCAATTTGATCGGCGGTCAGGTCTTTGCCGGTGCAACTCGTCAGATCCCCATCACCTCAGCTTCTGCTACGGCCATCTACTACGGTGACGTTGTTGAGCTGAACAGTGACGGTACTCTGTCGCGCTCCACTGGTACGGACGCTGCTACTCCTGTTGGCGTTTTCCTAGGCTGCACCTACACGGATGCAACTTATGGCGTCACCTATCGTCAGTACTACCCTGGCAACGTAAGTGCCTCGGATATTCAAGCATACGTGCAAGATGACCCCGACCAGCTTTACAAGGTTGCTGTGGTATCTTCTGGTACTACCATTTCTTACGTTAACCGTTCTTCGGTTGGCGAGAACGCTGTTCTGGTTCTGAATGGTGGCTCTACCATTAACGGTAACTCTTACACAGCTGTCGATAACAACACTGCTACGACCTCTACTTGGCCGGTTCGTGTCATCGACGTTGTGCCTGAGACTGCACTTGCTGGAAACCCTGGTTCTTACACGGAAGTGATTGTGAAATGGAACTTCGGTATGCACCAGTATCAACGCGCTACTGGCGTATAAGGAGCATATTAAATGGCTATTTCACGCGCACAACTACTTAAAGAACTCCTTCCTGGTCTGAACGCTTTGTTCGGTATGGAATATGCTCGTTACGGCGAAGAGCATAAGGAGATTTTCGAAACCGAGACCTCCGAGCGTTCGTTCGAAGAGGAAACCAAGCTGTCTGGCTTCTCTGCTGCTCCTGTCAAAAACGAAGGTTCTGCCATCGCTTATGACAACGCACAGGAAGTCTTCACGGCTCGCTATAACCACGAAACCATTGCCCTGGGCTTCTCCCTGACGGAAGAGGCAATCGAAGACAACCTGTATGACTCCCTGTCTTCGCGTTACACCAAGGCTCTGGCTCGTGCTATGGCTTACACCAAGCAGACTAAAGCTGCTGCGATCCTGAACAATGGCTTTGACACCGACTACCCCGGTGGCGACGGCCAGCCCCTGTTCAGCTCGTCTCATCCCCTGGTTTCTGGTGGCACCAACGCTAACCAGCCCCAGACTCCCGCTGACCTGAACGAGACTTCCTTGGAAGCCGCCGTTATTCAGATCGCCGGTTGGACGGATGAACGTGGTCTGTTGATCGCTGCTAAGCCTCGTAAGCTGGTTGTTCCTCCCAGCCTGATGTTCGTGGCAACCCGCCTGCTTGAAACTGAGCTGCGTGTGGCTACTGCTGATAACGACATCAACGCTATCAAGAACAACGGTTCGATCCCCGAGGGTTACACCGTTAACCACTTCCTGACGGATACCGATGCATGGTTCCTGACGACTGACGTCCCCAACGGTCTGAAGCACTTTGTTCGTACGCCCATGGCTACGAGCATGGACGGTGACTTCGACACTGGTAACGTCCGTTACAAGGCCCGTGAGCGTTATTCGTTCGGTTGGTCTGATCCCCTGGGCATGTTCGGCTCTGCCGGTGCTGCCTAATTAGGGCTAGAGGGAAGGGCGTCAAACCCCTTCCCTTTTTAGTATTTTGGTTTAAACTAAATGCACTAGGAATTTTTACCTGTATCGACTGACCTAGCAGACGTAGTAGAGACGATACGGGGATGTGCTACTACACGAAAGGCTTATCATGGCTATCACCACGTTCAGCGGCCCAGTTGCGTCGCAAAACGGTTTTATCGGCGGTACTTCTTCTGATCCTACCTCTGTAACTACCGCTTCTAACATTACTTCTTTCTACGGTACCACCTCTGCTACTTCCGGTGATACCCGCCTTAACTATTCCAAACTGACCTTCACCGCTGCCGGTGCTGGCGAAACCATCCGTGCTTACTCGGTTATTACTGGCGCACAAGGCGCTGGCCAAACTACCAACGGCGCTCACATTTCTTGTGACGTTAATACCGGTGGCTCGATTTCTGGCGCTGCTAACGCTCTGCGTGCAACCTTGGGTGGTACGGCAACGACTCCCGGCGGCACTCTGGCTGTTCTGCAACTGGACACCAACTACAGCAGCAACGTGACCCTTGGCTCTGCTTCGGCCTTTATCCGTATCTCGGATAGCGGTTCGCAGACTGGTGAAGTTCAGAACTTCCTGAACATCGAGAGCGGCCCTGCTGCAACCATCGTTGGTACCGGTACTGTTGGTGGAACGGCTAAAGCCATCAAGATCTTGATTGGCGGCGTTGCTCACTACATCACTGTTGGCACGACTCTGACCTAATGCAGATAACCAAGGAGTTCTTGGAATCTGAGATCCGTGACTTGGAGCAAGAAGCAAATAAGGCTCAAACCTTTTTGATTCAAGCCCAAGCCACGATCGCAGCCTACAAGATGCTAGTTAATAGGTTAGACGCACCAGAAACGGAGAATTCAAATGCCATCGATGCAATATGATGTATTAGCGACTAAGCCGCTGACGTCTACGGGTGATTTTAAGGATCAGGGTAACAACAGCATTCAACGTGCTCGAATCAAGACCATTTATGCGGTCAATAGTTCGGACGCTGGGTCGGTGGTTATTCGTGAGGGTGGGGCTTCTGGTTCAATTCTGATGACCCTGAATACACCCGCATCAACGACAGCCGGTTATGTCATTTTCCCAATGCCCGGTGAAGGGATTTTGTGTCAAAGC